TCAATCTTGGCGTCAACACGGTTATCAATAGCTTCTGTGGTAGCAACTTTATCATCATCACTAACCCAAGGTGTTTCTGATGCACTATAAATAGTGCGGTCAAATTTATCCCAATAATAATCTTTTAGGTATTGTTCAACATCTTCAGGAACACCAGGGCAGTTAGCTTCTTGCAACGCATAACGAAGTTGCTCAAAGTTCTTGTTCAGGTCATCGGACCTAATGGCAGAACCAGGATTGAACAACGCTCGGATGTCGTCAGTGTTGGTAATACGACGGATCTTAACGTTGTCAACATCTGCTGGTTCATTTGGTTCAGTTGTAGTTGCTGGTGCGGGTGGAGCAGTACTAGTAAACTCTACAATGGTTGGGTTAGCGTCATCAATTCGCCAGGGATAAGTGGCATCAGTCGTGAGTTTTTCGTCCCATTCTTTAGTTGTAGCGTTCCAAAAGTAAACGTGGATTTCAGATTTAAAAATGTACGGGAAGTCAAAAGAAAACTGTGTCTTTGACCCGTTTCCAGATTGAATTGTTTGTACGTCAGCACACGACATGATTTGTTAATTAGTAACGGTTTGTAATAGGCATAATACCTTGTTCTGCTCTTAAATTATTCATTTTTTGAAGCTGAATACGTTGTTCAATCGCATGGCGCAAATCAGAGTCCATAAATGCAAAGGCTTTATCTTCAGCATCGCGCTGAGCTTGACCTAACATCATATGTATTTGGTCATACTTTGCAATTGGTACTTCTTCAGATCCTACAAAACTTCTACGCATTACTTTCAATTCTTGAATAGTATTACGAGCTTCTGCAGTTTTACGAATACGATTGATTTCACGCCGGAATACACCTTGGCGTCCCATTTCAGCATTAAGGGCGGCACGTTCTTGTGCTGTAAGACTAACACCGTTACGTTTTTTAAATGCTGAAGATACGTCATATTCAATATCTACTAAGAACTTCTCCTCTTTGCTCATAGCTGGATGAATCTTTACAGGAGATAGTGAGTTATAAATACGTTGTAGCATACTGTACTTATTAGGGGCTTCACCAGTAATAGGACTAATGACAGTAGGCATTCTATTGCTGGTATCGATCAATCCAATCATTTGGTTACGATTACGCAGTTGATCAATAATATCGTTGTTAAGCTCTTTCAGGCCACCGTCAAGAATACGACCAAACTCATTACGTGCTCCAGCCAGTGGACCAAGAGAGTTAAGTTGTCCTGCAGCCCAACGGTTAGCAGCATATTCGTTTTGGCTTAAAACTTCTACCAACGGACGTAATGCAGACAAAGCAGCTTGATCAGTCAAAGCAGCACCCAAAATAAACGAAGCTTTTTCAAAGAAGTTCTCTGTAGCAGCTTCCCCTAGCATATCAAAGTTATCAGCAATGTTAGCTACAAGTGCTACCCAGTTGCTAAGACCAGGCCCAAGCAGTTCGTTATACTCAAATCGAGTACCACCAGGTCCAATAACGGAACGAGCTTTCCAGTTGCTATTCTTTTGGCGTGCAGTGTTTAGCTGACGATCAACAGAACCGTCACCAGTAACACTAAACAAACCATCACCAAATAGTTTGTCTTTAATAACACTACCAATAACCATAGAGGTAACGAATGTACCAATAGCTTTTCTACCAAGAGTTCTATTTTTCAAATCAATCAATGAATTGAGTTTAGCAATTTCATCCATTTGATCAATTTGGTATCCACGTTTAGATAGAATAGTTTCTACCAATTCTGGATTTTCCATAAAAGTTTGTGTAGAAGTATATGCTAATTCGTTTACATCTTGTTGGAAAGAACGTAGTGGTAGTGGTACATAATCATCAGCAACTCTAACTACATTCATCATTGTGTTTGGAAACGTCAAGAAAGGTGTAAGTCCTGGCAGCGTTTCCAGCAATCCGTTGATTTGTTTAGTCAAACCTGTTTCAAGGTTTAAAGCAATATCAGCAGTGTTATACTTAACAGCTTGATCTACAATAATACCGTTAGCATCAAACATGCTGTCATATTCTTTAGTAGCTAGCTCTTTAACCCTTTCTGGTGTAACAGCTTCACCTAAACGGTCCAACTCATCCATAGCACGGAATCTTGCTTGAGCATTAGCAAGAGTTGCACCAGTCCAAGCATCAAAGCCTGAGAACATGTTAGGCACAAGTCTGAACACAGGATCAGTAGCCATTGCCATTTGTTGTTCATAAAGGTTGACCAAGAATTGGAAACCTTGATTACCTTTATCTGCTTCAATTTTAGCAATGTAGCGGTACTGCTCTAGTTTAGCTTCATTCTTAATAATTGTATCAAGACGAGCTTGACCTTTAATGCTGTTTGGATTTTGAGATGCTTTCATAAACATCTGACCAGCATAAGGTAATGCGTTTTTCTGTGTATCCCAAATAGCACTATATGCCATCCAACCACGTTGGAGTGATTTCATATCTTTACGCAGCAAAGCACCACCAAAATAAACAATTGGTTCAGCAATAAGACCACTGAGGTTACCATACAACGCTCTAGCAGCAGTGCCAGGAGACGACAACAAAGAGTTAAAATAATTACTTCTTACAGCTTGTGCTAAGATATTTGGTGCCTCAGGATTACCGTCATAAATTGGACGCCAACGAACAAAACTATTAAGAATGTCTTCGTTCATCTTAGCAATAGTATTAATCCTACCATCGCTAAGTTCGTACAATTCAAGGAAAGTATCTAAAGTGTCGGGTGCGTTATCTTGTAACCACATCCAACTTTCAGTAAACTTTTCACTTTCTTTTTGAATACCACGTAGTGCTTGAGGGTACGCTTCTTTAATAGCAAGTGCAATCTCTTCAGGTGATTTACCAAAGTTCTTAACTCGCTCACCAAGCGCCAACAAGCCACGCTTTTTAGTTGCATAGTAGCGTGTGGATCCTACAAGTTGCTGTAAAAAGTTAATGTTGTCAAGTAGTTTTTCTTGGGCATTTTCAATAGAAGTAGAACCCCTATTAACTCGGATGCCTTCAGATAAATCTGCAATTTGACCAGAAATAGAAGTAGCAGTGTAAGCCTGTGCTTTTGCAACATCCATATTAGTATAGTTTTTAACCATACTGTTAATAGACGACAAAGCATCTGTATATCCAGACTCAGTAAGTACATCTACTCCAAACTCATTTTTAATGATATTTGGTTCAAGAATACGTTTGATGTCATCAATACCTACACTAGGATCAAACAACTCCAAGACAAGATTTTCACCAGCTTGTTGTACTTCATCAGCAGTAACGGCCCAATCAGCAGATACCATTCCAACACGATCAGCTTCTTTAAGTTGTTGTGCCAAACCAATTGTAATGTCCTCAACACCACCAGGTGTTTCTACACCATAACGTAAAGCTGGTGTGCTGATAAAATTACCTAAACGTCCATACACTGTACCTTTGTTGGCTTGAATACGAGCAGCATCAATACTAGCACCAACGATCCCAAAGTCGTCTACTGACCTAAGACCAACTTCATTCCAGTCAAACAAATCATGCACACCTTTTAGAGCAACATCACCATCAGGATTTTTGGACACATTATAGTATCCAAGCTCGTCTAGATCTTGCTGCTGTTTAATTGAGTATTGGTAGATAGCTTCTTCAGCATCCAAGCTTTTCGCCATTGGTGCATTGTCAGCCAAGTACTTAACTGCTTGTTCCGTTTCGCCTACGATAATAGGTGGTGCTTTGAATACTTGTTTTACTTCATCAACTGCTGAAGCAAATTTTCCTGCAAATCCAACAAAAGGAATCAGAAAACCTAAACCAAGATCTTCATTAACATTCTTTTGGCGCTTTTCATCTGGACCGTCACTATCAAGAGTAGCCCAGCTATCAGGGATAAAATCCCATTGAGCAGGCAGCATTTTTTTAATTGTACCAGATAAGTTGTCGCCAGTTTCATAATCACTAACGACAGCACCTACTGCTGCACTAGCACCAGCCTCTACTCCTCTAGCCCCTACAAACTTCATAAAGGCAGTTTCACCTAGCTTAGCACCAACCTTACTTTGAAGGGCAGCGCCAGCCTGCATACCAGCACCTTGAAGCAGTACTGTGGGTGTTACGACAGAAGATATAGTTCTTACAGCTTGTGCTACGTTATCTTCGTATTTGGTTGCCGTTGGAATTTGAATATTTTTAGGGAGAATTTTATTAAAAAGCTCCGCAACAGTATCAAACAAACCCTGTCCAGGAGCAGAAAGACGCTCCCGAACTTGAGTTGTAGCTTCACCTAAAGGTTGACCTAAATATGAAATTCCTTGAGGAGAGTGTCTGTTTTGTTTACGAGCTGCCTCTGGAGTTAAATTAACAACCTCCTGACCAAAAATATTAGTCGTAGTTTGTAGAGCTGATTTAGGGTACATTTGCCCATTAAACTCTACCATTTCTTCATCCGTAGATTGAAGTTCGGTTTGTGTAGGTGTAGTTTGTCCTACCGTAGAAGGTTGTTCTGAAGTTGGTTGGTTTGTCTCAAGCTGCCCTTGGGTAGCCGCAAGTCTCTGCTGAATGTCTGAAATTTGTTCGTTAGAGAGTTGACGTTGACGTTCTTCCGCGTCCAGTACAAAATCTTCACCTACATTTAAATATTCTGAAGGGTCCATGTTTTAAAAAAAATAGCTATTGTACTGCAAGTATAGCGTTAATATCTTCTTGCGTAGTAGGTCGCATTAAACCTCCTAAGTGGAGATGAGTTTCGTGATTAGGGTCTCCATCACCGGGACCAATTACTTCTGCAAATAAATTCAATGATCGAATAACTTCTTTCAATCTACGAGTTTTTTCAATTGAAGCGTTATATTCACCAGTTTGATGTGTAACGTCAAAAGCTTCCCCATAACCATGGTAACCGTTACTTGAATGGACAGGAGCAACACCACCAAAATCTGGATGCTCACGTACTGTAAATCCAGCTAACTGAAGTGCTTTACCAGATTCTCTGTAAAGTTGACCGTTATCCTCGTAAGTCATTGCTCCAGTAGGACTACGTTTAAAATCACCGCGTAAGTGATTATTTAAAGTTTGAGTGCTAGAAGCAAAACCACGTAAGGCTTGACTTGAATTACCAGACATCAACAAATGTCTAATGTCAGGGTGTTGTTCGTCTACAAAGTCTGTACTGAGTGTTGGTTGAAGCAACGGCTTTTTATCTCCTGTTGCTGCATTGTTTGCTTGACGTGCGGCGTTAAACACTTCACTATATTTAAAACCGTATTGATCCGCAAAACGAATGATCCCAGGAGGGTACTGAATAACAGAACCTGGCATTCCTGAAGACTGATAAGAGGCATCCATTTCATCAGCGGATGCCAAAGCAAAAGGTCGGTTTACAGTTTCCGTACCATATTTAAGCATTTGCTTATCAATATAAGAATTCATCTGTTGTCGATCAACAGAAGAGGATTGAATGTTAGGAAATGTAAGACGATTATTGGTGCCAGTTTCTTTATAAAAAGGACTGGTTTTATCACCAGCAGCACCTTTATCAAGTAAATCGTTTACAATTTCTAGGGCTGCTTTAGGATCTTGAGTTTGTTCTAGTGCTTTTTTATATTCACGTTCAAGTCTAGCGTGTGCCAAGTAAGTAATTGGGCTGTCATTCCCTTCATTAGGATCAATGCCAGTCAGCTTACGTGCCGTAGCACGAAACCCTTTTTTAATACCCAGTGCTTCTGGACCGTACTTAGACTCTTCTTGTGCTTGTAATAGTTTTGCACCTTTTTCACGTAAACTAGGGGGCAACCTATTAACAAAATTTAGATCTAAAATACCAGCGTCAAATTTTACTTTCAAAGAGTTTTCAGCTTCGTTAGCAGCTTTTTTAAAAGCATCTGCTTCAATTTCTTTAATCAAAGAAGGTAATGTTTTTCCTTTTGAATAATAACGATCTTGCATTAATTGTGCAGCCTGCTTAGGGTTTTGTCTATATGCTTCCCTAATGTTAGCAATGTTATCAACAACCCATTGCTTTTCTTCTGCTGCTTCAAGTTTATCTTCAAGAGCTTGCTCTTTTAAAATAGCAGCATTTCTACGTTTTTGAAACTCAGGCCATCTGTTTTTACCCCACTCTTCAGCGTAAGTTTTTTCACCCCTTAGCTTAAGATTAGCAACAACTTCTAATGGAATTGCTGTATTATCTGCAAGTGCAGCTATACCTTCATGAGCTGCAGTGGCTCCAAAAGCTGACATTCTATCTGAGAATGCTGCAGTAATACCTTCTACAGTACCAGTAGACTCCAGAGTTTTAGCACGATGTTCAATGTTGTCTAGTACAAACTTCTCTTGTTTACGTGCTGCATTATTTGCACCAGTTTCGACAAAAGTATTAATAGCCGCAAGTGCATCACTATAATTACCAGGTTCAACAATACCTAGATAACTAAATACTTCCTGCCGTGTTTGCTGTGCAAGAGATCTGTATAAAGATCTATCACGCAGAGTCTCAATACCAGCAAACTTTCTACCATCTGGGGCTGTATAAACTTTCTCAGTACCTTGTTGATTGTTTTCAAATGCATAAGTAAAGTTCTTTTTTAAAATTTCATTTTCTAGAACTCTACGGCCATAAGCTCCCAAACCAGGGTTAGATTGCTGGCTAATTAGGGTTTGAAGTCTTGAACGACCACTTTCTATACCGTCTTGAGCATTAGCAGCGTTATAAGCAATACCACCCTTAAGCTGTGCGAATGCGGCATCTCTCCATTCTTGGTACTGAGGAGTATTAACAAAATCTGCAGCCAGATTAGCAGCTAAAGTTGCCTGGTCCTTCTGCATTTTAGCAGTACGTGCCTGAGAAAGCTTACCTAAGCTTTCACTAAAAGCCCCTAAAGTTCCTACAATAGATTCAAAAGCTTTTGCGTCATACTCTGCTTGCTTTTGCTCTTCCTGAATAGCTGCTAATTTTCCAGCTTGTTCATCTCGTAAATTTTGTAGCTCGATTTGTTTGTTTTCTCTTGTGATGAGTTCGGTGTATGCTGCATCAGATTGTAATGCTTGAAACTCCCTATCTCGCTGTTCCATTTCAGCATGACGGTTCTTTTCCAAACCTTGTATAAGTCGGTTGCTTTCTTCACGCATCCGAGCTATACCTGCTGAACTAATTTCCTGTGGTTGAAACCCTTTCTTTCGTGAAGCGGGTTGATATTGAATGCGTGCCATAATTTAACCCCTCCACTTTCCTTCGTTATCTACATTAGCCATCAATGCACCTGCAGCAGAACCAACACCTTGAATAAGAGGTGCCCATACGTTTTGTTGTGCAGCTGGTGGTACATAACCCGGGATAGCTTCCATACGTTCAACAAAGATACGTTCAGGTGGTAGTTGAGGTACTGGATCATACGACAAACGTTCTGGCATTAGCATCATAGATGCTTGGGTGTTTACATCAGCCACTTCTTTTTGAAGTGCAATGTCTTGAATGTTTCGTTGAGCCTGTCCAATAGCACTTTGCATGTTAGCTTGCATAACACGGTTATTATAATCGTGTTCTTCTAAAGCAGCATCAATAGTGTTATTAATTTGCTCAATGTCTAACTGAACACCTGCTTTAGCCAGACTTGTTTGTGAATTAAGCTCAGCCAATGCAATAGCAGCTTGTTTACTTTTACCAGAAAGTTGGATGTCTAATGCCATCAAACCACGATGTAAAGCAGCCATATTAGATTGCTTTGCTTTTGCTTTACTTACTCCAGCTTGCATTAGATCAGTTTTACCTTGTGCGATTAAACTTTCAACAAGAGCAGATTCTTTTTGTAAAGAACCTTCTGCTGACATTTGATTAACAGTGTCTTGGATTTTTGCAGCACCAAGCTTCTGGGAATCCATAATGCCTGCTAATTTAAACCCTTGTTGTGCAGTTTCAAGGCGAGCTGTGGCTAAAGTTTGCTTTAGTGCACTCATCATAGTTTCCTTTTGGAAACCTTGTTGAATGAACATATCATTTAGACTACCGATCTCACCTGCAACAGCTTGTTCAGCCGCTTGAGCGTTAAGACCTAGATTTTGTAGACCAATAGTTTGGCTTTTTTCAAACTGTTTGAGAGTATTCAGATATTGAAAGTCTTGGATTTCAGCACCACGTTGCCAGTTTGTTAGACTAGTTTCGTAGCTAAAATCACGCATGGCGTAATAATTAGCTTTATCGGCTTCATCAAGTTTATCGTTATACTCGTTTGTTAAGTCAGCAATCTTTTGGTTAAATTCTTCTTGCTCTCTTTGCGCTCTCCTAGCACGGGCGTTATTAGATGATGCCTGACTAGCGCCCATAATACCGCCAGCAATGCTTGTTACAGCACCAATACCGGCCATAATTCCTGCAAATAGTGCCATTATTAAGACCTCCTATAGAATCGTGGAGAATACATACCTTCCCACATCATTGATACCAACGATACAGGGTACGGATAATTACTTGTCACTTTAAGTTCAAAATTAGTGTTTCGTTGGTGGATAGGTAAAGTAAAGACTTTTTCAAGTGTTACAGGATTTGTGTCTCCACTGTAGATGTCAGCATCTATGGTGTTTTGAATCTCTTTCCATTCATTAGATCCCTTTGCTTTGATTTCAAACCTAATAACACCAGTACGTCCGATAGAAAATTTAACTCTGGAAACAGTTAGAGTTGCGGTATAATCTGAAACAGCTTTTGCTTGATCTAGTTTTACAAAAAACTTAGGTAGTTCAACATCAAAGTCATAGTTATAACCGACAACAATACCGTCGGCATAATCAGCAAAGTCCCCCTTTACTTCAAAGTAACGGAAACCTGTACCAATTTCGGTACGTTCAGTAGCAACAGCCCAATAACCTTGATCAGAATCCAGCTCAGCGTCTGTACCTTTATCTGCTGTAGGAACAGTCAGAAGCATAGCAGCTTCTTTATTTGCAATAGGTGTGTACGGTACGTAGATCTTAGTAACGTCGTTTGTATCGTCATAGACAACAGGATCTGTAGTCCCACCATCAGGACTGACAGGACGTGTAGCCATATCTAGACAAGCATTACCACTAAAATTATCAGTAGTTGAAACTACAGTACCTGATGGAATTTCATCTAGCGTAATGGATTCTAGTGTATACTCACTTTCATGTTGAGATACGATAAACAAAGTATCGTTAATAATTTCTGCTGATTCAATAGTTCCAGGGATTTTCCACTTAACCCAAGATTGGAACAAATCACGCTCACCGTTGTTATAGTATTTATATACATAAAAGTACGAAGTACTTCTGTCACTCAGTATAACAACAGAGTTAGGCGGACTTACAGTGAGACCATCTACTGTATCGGGAATCCACTCTAAAACAGTCTTACTGATGTCAACAACAATAGGTGGTTGTTCGATATCACGTAGAGCCAGTGTAAACAATTTAGTGTAACCCGGTACTTTAGTAATAAATACAGGGGTTGTGCCAACATCTTTAGGAGCCACATCAGTAGCCATTTCATAATTTGAAAGGCTTTTAATTACAGCAGTAGTTGGAGTTAACGCTGCAGAATCTGTAGTGTACAGTTGGTATTGTTGTTGAGCACTGAATAGAATAAGACCTTGAGGAGACGGTAACACGTCAGACAGTTTAACAGGTCTAACGCTAGACACGTTTAGATCGATAGGATCTGATGCAGTTTGTACAAGAGCTGACTTTACAAACAAGTTTTTCCTGTCGTTAGCTACACCCAAAAATACATTGTCCTCAGACAACACACCAAACCTGTCACTATAAAAAAATGTAGAGGTAATTTTTTTACCAATAAAAGAAGGGTTAGGACTTGTCAGGTCATCACCAGTTTTACGTGGTGTGTAATCAATGGGACCAAATGTAAAAGTAAACTGTCCTGTATTGACTAACTCATGAGGCATGGTATCTGCATTGACACCAGGGGATGCAGATGGTGATACAGTTTCTGTCCAATAACCGGCACCATAGGCACCATCATAAGCCTCATATTTTACATAATAATCATCCTCTTGGGCAAGAGTATTTTGTATCTTTACAACATCACCATGACGTGATTCTAGAGGTAGTTTACTTACATCACTGACTTCATTTTGAAATACTTCAAGGTAATTATTTGTAATACCACCATTACCTGAAATGGTAAAACTCACTGGATCACCGGTAGGAGCAGTGTAGCCAGTTATAACTGCATCAGTTCCTGTAGTTCGTCTAATTACAAGACTATTTAAATACCCTTCAATATACCATTTACCACTAAAGTTAGAGTTATTAGTGGTCTGTTCAGTATCAATTTTATCAACAATTGCATCTACTAGGTGGTGCGTTGTATGCTGGTTATTAGCACCATCATACACCAACATATCAGCAAAGGTGGCTGGATTTGCTCCCTGTTGTGGGAAAACTTCTATCTTTTCCCCTTGGATAGTAACTTGATATGCACTATCATCTATACCAAGCAATTTGATTGTGGCAACACCATCTAAAGTTGGAGTCGGTGCTGTTTGCATAGCAGTGTTAACTGCTTTGTTGGTAATAATTGTGGTATCTTGAATACTACGGAAGTGAAAAAGGGGTGCTGTTTCAGGAGTATCGTAATCAGTTAGATACGTACCAGCGTTATCGGTAATAGTACAAGGTGCTCCATTTTCAGTCCAAACATAAATGTTAGCACCTTTAATACAACCAATGTAAGAACCAGCTGTAGACCTATCAATGAAAAACCAACTGGCATCTACTAGTGTTGCTGGGTTAATAACATTACCATTAGTATCTTTTAATACACTGATATGTTTCATGCCAGGTCTTTTTAGAAGACCGAAGGTTGGATCAGGATACCCATTGACGCATTCAGTTACCTGGCCTTGTAGCTTTTTCTCATCAATTTGTTTAGAAACGCCCCCAAGAAAGTTAGGCGTTAGTTGTGTAATTGCTGGCATTAGCGATGCAGAGTATGGAACGGTTGGTATGGTTGATAGTAATTACCGCTCTTAGGAGATCCAAAGAACGATACATCTTCTTGGTTGCACTCATACTCCATAGCCATAGCACGAGCATAAGCTTCTTTTTGTTGTAGCATTTGGTATTGATTGGGATCACCAATAATACGGCTAGACACAATAGCTGCAGCACGTGCTACAATATATGCTTGGATAGGTTGTGGGATATTTTCCCAATCAAAGTTCCAAGTAATATCAACATAAACTGTTTCGTCAGTCCACTTATAAGAATGGGCTTTTTTGTCGTAGAGTTTACCTCCACGGTTTACTGATTCTCTATCAATATTTTCAACACGTTGGTTTCTGTTAAGATCCATTTGTAGGATGTTATTAGCAATCCTTACTTCGTTGTTAGAATCAGGTGTAATTGGGTAATCGTATTCTTTATTGAAGGACCATCCTTCACTCTGTACTTCACGTGAGACTTCCCTCAGGGTGTTGAGTGCAATCGCAACGTCCGGGTTGGTTTGAGTTTCAACTCTACTTGTAACATTAGATTGAGTCAAAGTTTTTTGGTCATCAGGACTATAAACAGTCTGACTAATGTTAATAGTATATTGATAGTAAATAGGGTCAAGAGAAAGTACAGCATTTGCTGCAGTATTGGTGTTAGGATTACCGTCTGCAAGCGTTATATCGTAGTCCCAATTAGAACCATTTGCTGTAGGACCGCTGATTACTTTAACAGGTGCAGTAATTTGATCGCTAGAAACTAACACACCTTTCGGAATATAAGGAGATGTAGAAGTTAGTTTTGTAGTATCTGCTGCAAGTATTTCGGCACTGGGTGCAAACACTACAGCAGCGGTTGCACTAGAAGTGTTAGTTGTAACACCTACACCACCAATATAAGTACCCACTGGGATATTATTAGTATTGGTATACAAAGTCGTGCCATCAATATAACCAGTAAACCTAGAGGTTTCACTAAGTACAAATGTTTCTTCAGTTGTCAACGTGGTTACAGGAGCCTGACCAACTGACGCCAGGATCTGATTAACAGCTTGTAGCTCAGTGTTGGAGCCAGTAGTAGGGTAAGGCATAGTTGCAAATGAGTTTTATTCTC